TTTGGTCCTGCATACCACCTGTTACATTAGCAATAAATGGTGTTCCAGCTAACATTGCTTCAGTAATAGTTAAACCCCAACCTTCATTTGATGTTAATAAAATTTGGGCATCAGCTATATTATATAAGAAGTTTAGTGATTTTCTTGGTAGTTTTGCTGTTGAAAATACAATAGCGTTTGGATAATTTTCACCAAATAAAAACTCAGCTACTTTTAATAAATCAGTCCCATGATTAGTTGAGATTTCTGTGTGTAATACAAATCTACATTTTTGTGCTTTTTCTTCAGGTAACCCATCTAAAAATGTTCTAAATGCTAACATTGTATCTGGTATTTGCTTACGTCTAATATTCCTTGAGTTAAAGAATAATACAAAATCTACTTCTTGATTTTTAAATAATCCTTTTCTAAATTCATTCATTTCTTTATCATCATCAGAAATAGGATAATATGAATCATCTCCCTCATGATTTAAACCGTGGGGAACATATTTAAATACTCTTTTACTATTATCAACATCTTCTAATACTAACTTATTAATATTAACTGTTTGTTTAGATATACCCATTAACAAATCACATGATTCATAAAATGCTTGATTATATCTTGGTGCTGGATAATCGTCCCAAATATTTAGATAAGCTATAGGACAATGTTTTCTAATATGGTCTTCCATATTAAATATGTGCATAAAGTATCTAGGGTCGGTTATTAATAATAAAGCATCTGGTTTCTCAGCTGCTAATATATTTAATATTTCATCTTCCGTACCATACCCATCAACACAATAAATTATTGAAGAAGCATCATCTATACCTCTCATTTTATTAACATCAGCCGAAATATCAAATTTCTTACCTTTATCAGGATGCTTCATAGCACCTCCAATATTAACCCAATTAAAATGGTGGGCAGTATGTAATACTATTTCTTTTGCAACTGTTGCTATACCTGAGTGTACTCTAATATCATCACATACAACTACGATTTTCTTCCTTTTATCTTTAGGAAGATACTCAAAACTTTTATTCATTTTCATTTAATTTATAGTTCAATATTTGTTTGATTTGTAATTTGTTTTCTAAAATCTTCGTTGGTAAGATATAAAAACAAGCTACGGTCAGCAAGTTTTTGAAATGAAAACTTTCGTCTTACACATTCTACTTTAAAATCATTAAATAATTCACTTTGAACTTTAACACTCGTTAGTGTCATCTTTTTTGGATTTGCCATAATTTTTATTTTAATAACATATTATATTTGTCTATACATATTATACTATATATGAATCTACATAAAGTCTAATCCCGCTCCACACAATTCTTTATCTTCTTTAAAAGGACAAAATGTACAGGTCCATTTGGATGGTGTTTTAGGAAATATTGTTTCTTTTATTTCACCATTGGAATTAAAACATTCATTTATAAAACTACCCATTGCAGTTTTTGCTCTATTTAACTTTATTTTTCCGCTAGGAGGAGTAAAAGTTTGAACTCTATATGATTGGTAAGGTGACATTAAATTTTCATCATCCCAATCTAATACTTTTCTTTTAACTATAAAAAATTCAATTTCAATTTTATCTAAAGGTATATTATATTGTTCTGAAAAGAATTGTTTATATAATAATAACTGAAATTGTTTATTTTCATCTTTTTTACTATAATCATTCCAACCTTTAGTACTGGTTTTTATGTCGATTATTTTAAATGTGTCTGTGACTTCATTGTATGTTACTACATCTAAATAACCCATGTATATAATATTATTATACATTTTATTTGGGGCTAAAATAACAGGTACCTCACATCCAACTAGCCATGTATTTTTTTTACTAAAGTATCCACTACGTTTTTTCTTAAACCAATTTAATATACCTAACCCATCTTCAAAAAATTCTCGCATTTCAGAAGCATCTGAGAAGTGTTCATTGTTATTCTTTTTATATTGGGACTGGTACTCATTTACGAAGGTTTCTTTAAAGTATTCTTCGATATCAATTTCTCTATCAGCTGCAGCAAATGATTTTTCATAAGCTGTATCAAGATAGTGTTGCATTACTTCATGTATAGCTGTTCCAAATACAGTATGGATTGAAGATGTAAAACGTTTAATTTTATCTTTATATTGTAATTTCCACCTATGAGGACATCCTCTAAATATTGACATTTGAGAATAAGAAATATTCTTTTGAAATGCAAAATTTATAGGTGATGGAGGATTATTTCTAATCTCCTTTACTATACTTGGAACTTTTTTAGCCAAACTATTTTTTCCATTTATCTCGACCTACCAAAAGACCGATTATTCCATAATTGGCAATATCTATAAATGTATCTTGTATACCTTCACCTTCAACAAATGATTTACCATTAATTAATAGGTTTTTTAAACGTGATATTTTGTCAGTTAATCTAATACATAGCCCAGTTAGTGAAAATTGTTTGTCATCGCTGTTATTAACGATATCCCCGCCTAAAGCAATATTATTTAAACCATAATCCATATGTTTACGGGCAAACATTTCATACATTTCTTTTTGAATTTGTTTAAATTCTTTAGATAATTCTGGGTATTCTTTTTCAAATACCTTAATTGCTAATTTACTATTTGTTGATTTGGCGTCCATAATTTCTCTATCACTCATAACTTTTTCTAATTGAATAGCATTGGAACTAAAATGACCTCCGCTGTTGATTTTGCTTTCTAAGCTTTCCATGTATTTTTTAACTGTATCACCCATTGATCTGTTGCTCTAAGGAAAAATATTTATCGATTGCTGCTAATCTATCATCAGCATCAACTAACATAGCTAATGCTTCTTCAGCATTTTTATAAAAATCTCCTGTTGTGTGATCACCAATACCAACTGCTCTATCACCTAATAATTCAAGTGATAACAGTGCTTTTGCTTTGTCTGCCATTGCAGACGTACGTAACATATCTATTAATTTGTTCATTTTAAAATTTTAGTTATTTCTTTTTTTTCAAACCCTGATGTCTCCAATATATGACGGATTTCTGTGGTATCCAACAAAGTTATATATTCTTTTGCTTCTGTTTTTGAACACTCCCAATATTCACTTAAGTATGTAAGTAATTCAGGATTTACTTTTTTAACCTTTGACTTAATATACTTATTCCAGCTATTATTTTTTGGGATATATTCTCTATAAATTGAATATATTTCCTTTTTATTTTGAGGCATTATTTTTTGTGTCTCATTAACTAATTCTAGGTAATCTTTATTCATAGACAAAAACCTATGAACCATATAGCTGTTCCAAACTTCCCAATCTTTATCAGAAAAGGTGTCTGGGTTAGATTTGATTGTATTTATTTGTTTAAGCCAATCAAATATACCTTTCATTATGCTAATTCATCTTTTAATTCTTCTCTTAATTCTACAGGTATACCCTCACCTAAAATTTTATTATTAGTTGGGTCAAAAAATACTGGAATAGGCATAATTGCATCGTTATCCGTTCCTGCTACAAATTTAGAAATTTTTCTTAAAATTACTCCTGATTGGAAAATACTTCCTCCGTTTGAATTTTTAATACCTTCAGTTGAATTCAGGTCAATGTTTGGTTGTTTTGGTTGTTCCATTTTTATTTATTATTTATTAAATTATTAATTAAACTCATTATGTTTATCTCTTTATCTATTCTAAAATTAGCTTTATATTGGTGCTCATTAATTAGAAAAGCAGCTGTACCTGCTTTACCAGGAAGATATTTATCAGCTTTATCATATAAAAACCTAAATACTTCTTCAAAATCATCAATATTTGAATCAGCGATAATTTGTCTAATAGTATTAAATTTTGGTTTGTCTTTTTTTAATTCATCTAATATAGCAGACAAATAACTAGTACTTACAAGTAGAGAATCATCTAGTGTTAATTTGTTCTCAATATTACTTGCTTGCACAGTGTTTAGCATTTTACGTAAGTCCGGATAGAACTTATTTACAATTTTACCAATGGCAGTTGGTTCATAACTTATGCCTTCACTATCACAAATACTAGCTATATGTACTGCAACCTCTTTTTTAGTTGGAGGGACAACTTTAATAGTTTGACACCTTGATTGTAAAGGGTCAATAACACGTTCAATATAATTACAAGTTAAAATAAATCTTGTTGTACGTGAAAATGTTTCAATAATGTTACGAAGAGAAGCCTGTGCTTGAATAGTAAGAAAATCAGCTTCGTCTAAAATGACTACTTTAAGTGGTTTAAAAGAAACGACGCTTGCAAATCCTGATACTTTCTCACGAATGGTTTCAATACCCCTCTCATCCGAGGCATTAATATAAAGGTGATCACAATCAAGTTTATTAACAATTAATTTAGCTAATGTAGTTTTGCCTGTACCAGCAGGACCATAGAACAAATAATTTTGTATATCATTATTATATAGTTGTCCTGCTATAGTAGATTTTAAACTACCATTACCAACATAATCTTTTAATTCGGTTGGTCTATACTTTTCGTTTAATAAATTATTAGTATTCTCCATATATTGAATATGTCTTTTGTTTAGGTTCCTCTAATTCAATTTGCTTAGTTGAAATGGCATATAATTCACTACTTAATGGTGCTAATCTATATTCACCTTTAAATCCAGTTCTAACCATATATGCTTCTAGTGTATCCGTTAGTGTTTTATGTACTGGACCTTCTGGTTCATTTGCAACTAATCTCCATTTATCACCAGGCGGTACTCGCCTGGCAATTAAAATGTTTTCTTCTTTTATTTGTATTTTACTCATATCTATAATATACGAACCTTCTTAAAATTGTCCAACTGGTCTGCCTTGGTT